CAGGTTTCAGCATTGAATAGAATATCTTCAGGTCTTCGGAACGGATACATTAGCTCCAGTTTAGATCAATCACACTTTGATTGGAATGTCAGATTATATCAAATTCTCCATTTAGTTAATTTGTCTTTATCTGGCACACAAGCCTTAAGCAAGAATGATTTAGAACTGGTAATTGATAAAATAAAAAATGGATTAGTTATAACAAAGACCTCAACTTTCAAACATCAAGATGGTCTTCTATCTGGTTGGAAGACAACCTCCATTTTTGTACTATAATAAACAAGTTCCAATCTGAAACGATAGTTTCTATACTTCAGGATCATTTTCCAATTTCAAAACCTGTTGTAAAAATGTATATGGGTGATGATGTCATACATATGTATGGAGATAAACATGAAGCACTCATAGTATTAGACGAATATTCTAAAGCTGGACTTGAAGTCCATGAATCTAAAACTATATTGTCTAAAACAAAAGGAGAATTTTTGCGTACTCAATTTTCATCAGATGGCAATAGATATGGTTATCCCGCAAGAGCTGTAGTCTCATTATTTGTTTATAAACCATGGTCTGGTACCTTTTCCTTTTCTCTGTCTTCTTGGGTCACAAATACTTCGGTATTTTATAGAAGAACAAAGTCACTAACACATCTAATTTTAGTAAATGAAGTGATTTCCGACCTAGTAGGTTGTGGTCGCCTTGCCGCAATCGAAATTCAAAGAACTCAGACTATATTCGGAGGCTTAGGAACGATAAGTAATACAAGTGGTGTTTTTAGATCAGTTCGAATCGCATCAAATAATGAATATATTGATAAGCAGCGAACTGCTGATAGTATGCTAGGAAACATATCGCGGAAGTATTTATCTGCGGTTAGTAATTTGAAAAATGAGACTGCGTACTGGATTCCTGAATTCACTAGTAGTATGAGAAAACAATGGACAAAAAACAAAGCTGAAATCTCGTACATAATATCTGAACCTGTGACTATAAGTTGTCATGGTCACAGGGTAATGCTAGATTGGTCAAAACTCTCAGATTCAAGATATTCTCGTATTATATCAAATACATATAATGAACCACTTCCAGGGATATTAGAAGTAATGGTTCAGATGTATCGTAATTTCGATTTTGCAATAATCGAATTGGATCGAATTAAACGTGAAGATTTTCAACAACAATCAAATATGCTAATGCTTTCACGTTTTTCACAAAAAGCAAAACGAGTACTAATAACCATGAAAATAGGTTCGGTTCCAACTAATATTATGAATCCTTCTTATACAGGTCAATTTTATTCAATCCTGTTTTGGACTAGGATTAATTCCATGCTTTCAGCTCCAATAGGTATTAAGGCTTTAACAACATTATCA